TTTAAAAATACAAACAGCTTCTTCATCTACACAAAGTTATGTTGAGGGCATTACACTTCCGGCGATTCCTTTACAGCGATGGACGGTTATAACAATTGTGAAAGAAGGGAGAAGATATGATGTATTCTACGGAGAAAAACTAGTGGCATCAAGTCTTTGTGCGTATGTCCCACTAATTCCATCATCTGGCTCCGATTGGAAAGCTGGAACGAGTGTGAAAGGATGGAAAGGCAAAATTGGATTATTTAACGGATTCTCAAAAGCACAAAGTCAAGACGATGTGCATGCCGATGTTTCATCACTCTTAAATACCCGAGGTATTCCTTTTCATCTAGAGAATCTAAAATTTAGTTTTGATGTAAATATTCCTTGTTTATTAGGAAATTGTAATACGTTACCGGTTGTAAAACCTTTGAATCCTTTTGTGGCATTTCACTCAAATTTCCAATAAAATTAAGTATTGATATAATTCAGAATGAACTCTACGACAAATGCTAGAAATACTAGTGCAGGGCAATCTGATATTGTCAGAACTGTCATGACAATTGTTTTATTTATTGTTGCTATAACGGCTCTTTATTATTTATATAAATTTTTGTATGGTCCTGAGAATTCTCAGACATCTGTGAATATTCTAAATGGCAGTATTCCTATTACAAAAAAAACTACATTCAGTGGCAATGATGCAGTTGCAGTAACCGAACTAACAGGCATTTTAGATGGTGGTCAATATTCTACAAGTTTTTGGGTCTATATATCTGATACAAAGACAGCAGCAATAACATCAGGTACCGGTAAATTAGTTCATTTACTGGAGATAACGAAAGATCCTTTTGCTGCCCCCCCCTCACAAAAAGGAAATACCCTTCTTTTTGTTGGATTAAATCCTAAAAATGGAGCATTAATTGTTCGTCAAAGTGATACAGATACAGCGAGTAGTTTAATAAATAATGACTTAGGCGCGGCAGCTGGAACAGCTGGAACAAATTATAAATTGTCTGATTTGATTGATAATTATGGGACGACTGCGGCGTATACTACGAATGACAAATGCGATATACTAAAAGGCGTTGAATATCAGCGTTGGATTCTTATTTCAACTGTCTCTAATGGCAGGACGTTGGATGTGTACATTGATGGAAAACTAGCACGGTCTTGTGTGTATAAATCAAATTTCGCATTGGGAGGAAATGACGGTAAAGCGAAAGCAGTGTTTGGGAAAAACTTTTCACCTGATTTGAATGTGAAAGGCTTCTTTTCTTCAGGAAAATTCTATAATTATTCCTTAACACCCGATGCTGTATGGGCTTTGTATCAAGCTGGACCCGGTTCTGGATATAATATTTCCAGTTTCTTTTCAAATTTATTTAGCATAAATACAAGTTTCATGACAACTGGTGGGATGACATAAAAATATACTTATTCTGTTTAGAATGGATACATCAAGTTTAGAAATATTTCCACAGATTGCCATATCAATCGCTATTGTAGCGGCAATCTTCTTTGTTTACTTAGTCATTGAGCAATTGTATCGTGCTTATTTGAGTTATGGAAATGCTCGTATTGTTGTATATCCTTACACGGGTTCTTCATCGAGATCAATCGTATTTAAACAAGATCCCAATAATACTGCCAATAAAACTCTTCCAGTTTCTGAGAATCAATTATCCGGTATTGAATTCTCTTATTCTACATTTCTATATATAAATGAAGATTCAGATGATGGAACTGGAACGAAATCGTGGAAATCAATCTTCTATAAAGGATATGAATCGTCGCCGTTCCCTTTACTAGGCCCTGGAGTCTTTGTATCATCAGGAGAAACCGAGCCTACCTTACGAATCATGATGAATACATATGATAAATGGTTCAATAAACTTGATATTAAGAATATTCCTATTAACAAATGGTTTCATTTAGCTATCGTTGTTCGCAGTGGTAGTTTAGATGCATATGTAAATGGAAATCTGGCAAATAAATTATCATTGAAGGGGACATTACCTTATCAAAATTATCAACCTCTTATTTTATTTCCAAATACAAAGACTTTATCTGCAGATTTTACAGGCCCGCTAAGAGGTGTCCCCTCTGGAGAAAGCTTTTATATAACAGGCAAGTTTTCAGGATATATAAGTAATATGATATATTTCACCTATGCTCTCACATATTCTGAAATACAAGCACAGCTGAATGTGGGCCCAAGTGATAAATTTGACGAACAATCTATGGATAAGCCTCCCTATTTGATGGATTCATGGTGGACTCAACGTAAATAATTGTCTAAAGATATCTCATACACTTCTAATCAGAATGCCCGGTGGCGGTTTATTAAGTCTAATTTGTTTTGGAACTCAAAATGTGCTCTTATCTGGAAACCCAGATATGACCTATTTTTACAAAACATTCAAAAAATATACTCATTTCTCCCTGGAAACGACTTCAAAAGCCATGGATGGTCCAACAGATTATCCCTATGATAAATCAATCCAAATGAAAGCCCGCGTTGATCGCGTGGGTGATTTACTAACAGATATGTATTTCTCATTCCAAATTCCAGCCATTTATAGTAAATATCAAGCAATTAATCCTACAACTGGTCCGACGAAACAACAAGAATTTAAATGGGTCAGAGCTCTTGGAGCAGCAGCCATTCAGTCTGTATTTATAACCGTTGGACCCAATAAAATCCAAGAATTTACTGGCGAATATTTGATGACTCGTGCTCTTATCGATTATCCAGCGGATAAATATGCAAAATGGCAAAAACTTGTTGGAGATATTCCAGATTTATACGACCCAGCAAAAGGTATCTATGGAAATCCTACAACTGCCACATTCGGCCAATATCCCACCGTATATCCTGATATAAGAAATAATGTCCAAACAAATTCACCATCAATTCCCTCTTACACAATCTACGTACCACTTCCTTTTTGGTTTACGGAAGAAGGAGAATCTCTTCCTCTAGTTGGCCTTCAGTATTACACAGTCGATATCACAATTAATCTGGCACCTTCTCAAACATTATATACTACACTAGATCCTTCAGGAAATCGAACATCGCCCGAATATCGCGTTGATCCTACAAAGATCAATATTCTTTCACCAAATACACCTAGCTATATAAATGCTGATACAAGTACAAAACAACTACGCAATTTCTTGACAGATATTAATCAGACAGTTCCTGCCTTGAATTCGTGGTCCTTTAATCCAACACTTCATACGACATATGCGTTTCTTCCTGAAAAGGAACGTATCATTTTCGCAACGACTCCCCTAATATATGTTACACGACAAGTAACACCGATCAGTTTTCAAGAAATTGTAAGCAATGATTTACTTACCTTAGATATTCATAATCCTATTACTCGGTTGATTATGGTTCCAAGAAGATCAGATTCTTTGTTATACAGGAATGATTTTATGAATTTCACAAATTGGTCTCAATATCCAAATAAACCGCGAATAGATACACAAGTGGCAGATAATAATTTTTTGACAGAATTGAGAGTTTCTACGGGCCTTCTTGTAGCAAATGGTCAGATAGATATTATCCAAAATTTGCGTATTTTAGCTGATGGAAATCAAATACAAGAAATGAAACCAAATTCCTTTTACACAGATCTCACATCCTTTAAATATTTGGCAGGAGGTGCTAATACACGTATTCCAGTCTATACGTTCGAATTACATAGTCCAACACATCAACCGGCAGGTTCCTTGAATAGTAGTAGAATTCGGAAATTTCAAGTTGATTTACAAGTACATCCTCTTCCTTCAAACTCTACATACATATACAGTATGAATATCTACGTAGAAAATCTCAACTTCTTTCTTGTTGAATCAGGTATGGGAGATAATAAATATGCTTTATAAATGTTTCTCTTTTCGTGTTTGATTTGCATGTTTAATTAATAAAATTTCAGGATATCCAGATTTCCTTCTAGGATTCATTTTGATATACTGAGGCCAACGTTTCAACATTGCTTTGACTGTTTTTCTTTGTTTTTTCAGACGATCACCTTCTTGCATTCCACCAGGTTCTTTATAATATGCCGTCTTGGGTGATATGAAATTTAAACGTATGACCGCAGCATCTTCCTTCCAAAATTGTATCGTTCTTTGATAATCTTCTTTTTCAGACCCTAATTGTATTTGAAACTTGTCGGAAGAGCCAGGATTTATACAGCCCCAAAAACTTCCAATAATAAATTTTAAATCAGTTGATACTGTATCTTTCATGAAAAATCCATTGGGGGATGGATATACTCCCCATAAACGCGCACCATGTTTCTCACATTCTTTGAATCCTCTTTGAATCACTGATTTTAGTGAAACAAGAGGTTTTTCATGACGTTTTTTGGAGGAGTCGAATTCAAGAAACCCTTTAATATCATCGTCCATACATACGAGTTGTTTCCCTTTTGGAAAGTATTTAAAAATATAATTGCGAATTTCTGCCAAGCCTTTTTCACCGACAATAATCTTTCCTACATCATTTCCAACAGCTGTTTCATAGAGTTTTTTCTGTTCTTCATTTGCCACAAATACATGTATTACATGGTTAGGTATTTTATAGTGTTTCAATACAGACAGCGTTTTGTTTTTTAATGTATCCACCCGATTATAAGATGGAATAACAATACACCAATCCATTTGTTTAATACTTAGATTTTCTATTATAACTAAGAATAGAATGGATGCAATAAATTCTTATGGTAAAGGCCGTAAAGATACTGCTGACAATAAGATTAGTAAAGATACAGGTAATCTTTTTAATAATATAAAAAATTTTTTTACTAACTTATTTAATACGAAACCAGCAGATAAAAAATTTAATGATACTTCTCCAACAACTGCTGAGACATTCTTTAGTAAGAAAGGTATTCAATTAAATCCGGCAGATATAAAAATAGATGAATCTCTCCCATCATATCCAATCACTTCTGTATCATTCAAATCAGTTTCAGATGAACTTGCTGAAAAGGCATTTGAAGAAAGAGCCAAAGCTAGATCAAAAGTTCGGTCTCTTTTAGATGCTATACTAAAAGAACAACGCACTGTGAAAGATGATATACAAAAAAAATGGGATACAATGAGTGATGAAGATAGAATAAAATCTCAAGATATTTTGGATACTTATAATAAAAATAAACAATATCTTGATTTAGTCAATAATATAAAAACAGAACTTGTATGGTGGGACAATAATATTAAATTATCTCCAATTGATGTTAAAACACGAACAACACAATTTGAAGAAACAATACTAAATAAACATTTATCTCTTCAAAATAATTTAATAAGTCGTGCAAAAACAATTATTCAAAATACAATAGGTGTAACAAAACAAGTGGAAGATAAAATGAAAAAAATATTAGAAAGGACATTGACTGATGATGTATATGATTCTGTTATTATCGCTGGGCAAATTGCTCTGTGGATTATATATTTTTATATAGCATTTCGATGTGCTTCCTATGCTGCAAATGAAAAAATATATAAACCTGTGGCATATCGTGTATTAGTTTTTATCTATGTATTTATATTGGCTCCAATCTTTGCCCCTTATTATATTTTTAGACTAATAAAATCATATATATGGCCAACTGAAAAACTTCCATTAGTTGAAGGATTTCTTCCATTTATTCCATATAAACCAACAGATGAAATGACTTGGCGTCTACGTATTTTTGGATATGAACTTTCTCCAAGATTAGAAGAAATTATTCGGGTCGCACAAGAGAAAGAAAGAAAGGAACGAGATGATACGGTCATTAGTAAAAATTTAAAAAAGAAAATTATTGAATCTAATTTAGGAGTGGCTTACGAAGAAAAAAGGAAAAAGGATGAAGAACAGCAAAGGATACAACAGAATACACGAGGTTATCAAGGAGATGCAGGATATATACAACAAGCTGCTGAAGCAGCTTCAGCAGCGGCAAGGCCAGGATTTTCCCAGCAGTTTGCGCCTATCCCCCCTCCAGCACCTTCAGGACCTTCAGCACCTCCAGCATTTGCTCAACAGTATCCAGCCACAGGACCTTCAGCACCTCCAGCATTTGCTCAGCAGTATCCAGCCACAGGACCTTCTCTAACTCCAGGATTTGCTCAGCAGTATCCAGCCACAGGACCTT